AATCCACACATTTCTCCAGGTGTCCTGATCGGGTGTGTAAACTTCATCACACTTCTTAATTCCCTTGTAGTCTTGCATAGGATTTCATCAGAATCACTTTGGTCATTGATAAACCCCTTCTTTAATTTGATGTAGTATCCAGATGATGGAAGAAAGGAAGCTGTTTCAATCATTGGATGATACTTTCCTTTGACTTCCCATCTGTTCAGCATTGATACCACTTCTTCATGCTTATGATCCTTGTCAATGTCTGCCTTGATCAGTCTTGCTATATAATCATTGACACTGATTCCCATAGTTGAACTGACACCTTTCAATTTGTCCTTCCATCCAAGGGGAAGTGCAAGTTCTATTCTGTCATACTTGGTGATCCTGTTCTGTCTTCCTTTTGTTCCCATGTCACCACCTTAGATCATATTGATTGCTTTCAGAAGATCATCTATTTCAATGTGTGTGTAAACTGTCTGTGTAACACCTTGACCTTTATGACCAACTATTTTCTTGATGATTCTTTCATCCACACCTTGTGCAGTCAGAAGACTAATGCAGGTGTGTCTTGTGTCATGTGGTCTGTGTTGCATATTCATCTGATTCATAAAGGGTGTCCAATATGAATCATAATAATTCCTGTATCCAAAATGCTTTCCTTCAGGTGTAGAAATCAGATATTCACAATCATTCATATCATACCATTCCTGAAAGAATGGAAGAACCTTGTCATTGATCGGGACTTTTCTGATACCTGCTTCAGTCTTGGACTGGACAACATCAAACCATCTTTCTTCAAGATTGACATTGACCTTCTTCAGGTCAAGAAGTTCGGAGATCCGGACACCTGAATAAATAAGCATCAGAATCACTTTGATATATACTGAAGAATCTTTCCACTTCCAAACTGTTTGAACTTCTGTCTTGCTGAAGGGTTTCCGGTTGTATGCGTTAGGATTTCCTGCTTTGTTGATGTCCAGATACTTGATCTTGTCCTTTTTATCCTGCGTGACAACATCATGAACAACTGCATATTCCCACATAAGACTGAAAAGATTCTTTAGCTTCTTCAGTGTTGGTGTGTTCTTTCCTGATTCATCAACTACCTGCTGAAGGTGATCTATGGTGATGTCATTCAGCTTCATGTTGTATAGCTTGGTGCAAAGCCTATATGATGCCCGATACCCTTTTATATTTGATTCAGAGATACCGCTTGCATAGTGCTTTTCAGACCATTTTTCATATATGTCTTCAAAGGTAACACCTTTTAGATCCAGATCATAAGGATCTGCATTATAATCAGCAAGGGCAATCAAAGCATTTTTCTGTGTGGGATATGTCCCAAGGATCATTCTTTTCTGGATGACCTTCCCTGATTCCATGTTTATATCCCATCCTTTAGTGATCCGGACACACCAAGGTTTTCTTCTTTTTCCTGACAATTTATATACTGATCCGTATCCGTTAGGTTGACGCATTTTCTTGTTAACTTCCTTTCAGAATTGATGTCCGGATGTCCCAATGATATAATTAGGTGCTTGGTGGAATCATTAGAACATCCCTTCTTTATGGTTTCATCTTTTAAGGTGTTGGTGACTGCAATCATCAGCACCTTTTATTTGTTGGTTCTTTCTTTCCAAAGGGTGTGAAGTGCAGAATGGATCTTTCCCACTGTGTAGAATTTAGGCTGTTTTGTCTGTCCCCTTGTCAGATCATTGACAGTTGTTCTTCCAATACCTGCTTTGGTGGAAATGTCTTTGTCACTTAAATGAAGGGTTTCCTTCATATCATTCAGGAAGGTGTTATCATAGTTCAAATACTTCCCCTGTCTGTCTGCATAGATCCTGAAGACATCATGGATCAGTCCCTGAAACTGCTTATAATCCGAAAAGAAACAAGGGATTGATGTATTCAATCTATCCAACCAACTTCTGACCATTCCGATATTCACAGGATTATCCAGACCAACCTGAATGAAATCCCAATCTTCAGTCATGATGTAAAAGCAGGGGTTTCCATCTGGATCTGCTTCCATTCCCATATCATGAATAAGTCCTTGATAATTCCATAATGCTTTGAATCCATACTTCATAATGTCACCTGATCCTTTCTGTTGGTGTGCCAACTTGACAACAGTTCTGTCTTCCTTCTTTTCTTCCTGATTCGTTTTCTGATCCAGACAATAAGCAACAGCACAAATTTTTTCATATTCTTCTTTTGTGGGATTCATGAAACCAAGTGCACATTCAATGATTTCCATGACTGCATCATGTCTTTCTTCACTTAGTTCCCTGATGACCTTGTAAGAATCCATGATCTTGTATTCATCATCTACACTGATGTCTGAAAGAAGATTCAATCTGTCTGTTGCTCTCTGGATTGCCTGTTCAAGTGAATATGCCATGGTTACCTTCCTTTCTTTGGTGTGATTTGATGGAACTATGAATCTGATAGTTCCAGATCCTGATAAAACAGGGGTTTTCAGATCCGGTTGTTGGTTGTTTGTTGGTTGTGACAGATAAAAAAAAATAAAAACCCATTCACGCAGCATTTTTACTGCAAGAATGGGTTTTTATTTTCTGTGTTTTTGCATCAGAAATTCCATGTATTCTGATGCTTTCTGTTGACCTTCAGGATTCAGGGAAAGGAAGTCATTGAAGAAAGATGCAGGTTCTTCACCAAAGGTTTCTGTGATGGATTCCCACACTGATGCTTCTTTGGAAAGTGATTCGGTATCATGTTCTTGATCCCATTTTATAAATGATTCATGCAATCCTTCATCAATGTCACTTAGTGGAACACCAAGTGCATTTGATATAGCAAGAAGATTCTGTGATTTCGGAACAATTCTGTCAGATTCATATTTCCTGATGGATTGAACAGAAATCCCTGTCTTTGATGAAAGATCTTGCTGTGTCATTCCGATCTTTTTCCTGATGATCTTAATGTTTTGACCTATTGTCATATTCATCACCACCATATACCCATTCTATCATATGGCTGTGATTATTGAAAAGAAGGAAGGGAAATAAGTACATCATGGACACATGAAAAACCACTAAATATCCGATAATTGTCCGGTCAATATCCCTTGAATGTCCTTTTTGATATGCGTACAATATAGTCAAAAGAGAAACAAATGTTTCTCATATACATTCTAAGAGAAACAAACATTTCTGTCAACTTAATGAGAAAGGAAAGGTAAAACAAATTGAAAATTGATGTGAATAAGGTTTTGATCAGACTTGCAGAAACAGGGATGTTATACAAAGATCTTTGTTCAAATGCAGGTATTTCTGAAGTGGAATTTAGGAAGATTCGATTAGGTAAAAGAAACCCAAAACCTGCAACCATAGGGAAGATCGCAAAGGCTATTGGTGTTTCTGTAAAGGACATCATTCAGGAAGGGGATAGTGTTGATGGAAGAATGGAAGGGTAATGATCTGATCTTCAGAACATATGTGAAAGGATCTGAAGAAGGTGATGGAAAATCCCCTGCAAAAGGGACACGATTGAAGGGAAAGCAGAAGATCCTGTCCTATGAAGAAGCAAGTCAGAATCCTTCTTTTGGTGCATTGCTTCAACAGGGGATTATTGACATTTCCTTTGATACAGATGATCTGTCAGAAAAGTTCTGGAATATGGCAGATAAAAATGATTGGAAGTGTCTGATTCTTGAAAATCCTTCCAATGGTCATATTCATTCCTTTTGGAAGATTCCCGAAAGATGGGCTTCCAAGGATGGGAAAGATAAGAAGTTAGCTGTTGGATTGGTTGCGGACATTCACAGTAAAGACACCTATATTCCTTTAAGGGTGAAGGGTGTTAATAGATTCCCACCTTCATATGAACCGGACATCATCCAGATACTTCCAGAAGAACTGTATCCGGTACAGACAACCATAGACCTTCTGGATCTGTCAGAAGGTCAGGGAAGGAATGACAGTTTGTTCAGATATATTCTTGTGCTTCAGGGTGAAGGGATGGATCAGGACACAATCATCCGGATCTTGAAGAATACCAATGATTTCATTCTGTCAGATCCACTGTCACAGGATGAACTGGACACCATAACAAGGGAAGAAGCATTTGAAAAACCAATCTTTTATCAGGGGAAGACATTCCTTCATGATAAGTTCGGGGACTTTCTGCAAAGGAAATACAACATTATAAGATTCAACAGACAGCTTCATTGTTATAGGAATGGAATATATATTGCAGGTCATAAATATATTGAAAACCTGATGTTGCAGGTGATTCCTTCCATCAAGGCAAATCAAAGGACAGAAGTCCTGAAATATCTGGAAGTGAAGATTCCAGATGATGAAGATGTGGTAACACAGGAAAAACTGATTGCATTTAAGAATGGTGTTCTGGATCTGCTGACAGGGGATCTTCTTCCATTCAGTCCTGAATATGTAATAACCAATAAAATCCCTTGGGATTATAACCCAACTGCATATGATGAACTGATGGACAGGACACTTGACAGGATTTCATGCAATGATCCGGACATCAGGAATCTATTGGAAGAATGTGCAGGTTATTGTCTGTATAGGAAGAATGATCTGGAAACATCCTTCATTCTGACAGGTGAAGGTGCTAATGGAAAATCAACCTTCCTTGAATCACTTGAATGTATGCTTGGTCAGGTTAATGTCAGTAACCTTGATATTGCAGAACTGGATGATAGATTCAGTACAGTTATGCTTGCAGGAAAACTTGCTAATATTGGGGATGACATAAGCAATGATTTTCTTCAGGGAAAAACCCTTGCAGTCTTCAAGAAGATTGTTTCTGCAAATAGCATCAAAGCCGAAAACAAAGGTCAGGATGTGTTTTTCTTCAAACCATATACCAAGCTGTTATTCAGTGCCAATACTGTTCCAAGGATGCAGTCAAAAGGATTTGGTGCTATCAAAAGAAGATTGGTCATTATTCCCTTCAAAGCTCATTTTAGCAGGGAAGATCCGGATTATGATTCTACAATCAAATGGAAACTGAAGACACAATCTGCAATGGAATATATGATCAGGATTTCTTTGGAAGGTCTGAAGCGTGCTTTGTCCAGTGGATTCACAGAAAGCAAGAAAGTGAAGGATGAAGTGGAACAATTTGAAAAGGACAATAATCCTGTCCTTGGATGGATGGAAGATCTTGGTGAAGAATCAGAAGATGATCTGAAGAAATATATAGCAAGGACACCTGTCAATGAATTGTATGTCAGTTATGACACCTTCTGTTATCACAATGGATTCAGATCCACTTCAAATGCAGAGTTTTCAAAGCAACTTCAGAAAAGATTCAACCTTGTTCCCAAAAGGAAGACATTGCAGGGGAAGAAACATACATTCCTTATTCCGGAAGTCATATAAAAAGGACAAGGGACAAGCCAGGACAAGGACATTCTATGTAATGTAATAAAAATACAGTGTAAATAATATTCTATATATGAAAAATATATATTATAGAAAAAATAAAAGATAAGACAAATCCTTGTCCCCTTGTCCTGCTTGTCCACCTTGTCCAGATACACAGAGAAAAAGAAAGGTGAATAGCATGGATTTTTACAAGGACATCAAGAAGATCCTAACCATGAAGCAGATTAAATCTGTTGCTTGGAAGGTGACAGGTGATGATCAGTTCAAACCTGAAAAGGTGCAGGTCAGATTTGAAGACGTAGAAGGGACAGTGTTTGAATTGGTCATTCATGAACCTTCCAATCATGCATGGAGAAATCAAGAAGAAGTGATCCTGAATATTGCATTTTCCCATTATGGGATCATTCCCAAAGGGGAATGGATAGGTGTGACAACAGATCTGTCAAGGATGGTGAACATGTGCAGGAAGAAAGCACCTTATGATGGTGTATTCTTCCTGAATGAAGACAGGTGTTCATGGAATGATTTTGAAGTCCCTGTCCATGTTTTTTGATAAAGGTTGGTGGATTAATGATGATTCAGTATTATGAAAAATGTTGACAAATGCTTACTTAAAACTTCAATAATGTGAAAAAGGGGAATTTTCAGATCTTCATTGATCCATAACAAGTACAGAAGAAGGTGTACAGATCCATGATCTGGAAGGGACAACATACATATTATACAAGGGGAATTGAAATTGACATATAGAAAGTTTATTCAGATAGTAAAGGACAAACAAGGAATGATTCCTTCTTCCTTGGAAAGACTTCAGATAACAAAGAAGAATGGAAGTCAAATCATCATTGATCCTGAAACAATTGAAGAAGAAGAAGGTGTGTTCAAAGTCAAACCTGTTGCTGTTGTTGGGAATCAGGTTTTTATTGTTTGTCCTTTATGTGGACAGATTCATGTTCATGGTTGTGTAGCAGGAAGCAGAAATTCACACTGTAAAGACATGACAGGTGTATATGAAATTGTATCAGATGTTGTTTGATCTGAAGGGACAACCAACAGACAACCAACAGACAAGACAAACAGGGTAGGAAAATCAAGGTTTTACAGTTATCCGGTGCATAGTTCAGGAAGGTTTTTAGTCCAGATGTCAAAGAACAAACGACAGTTGACA